GGCAGGTTTCTTGACACTGTTAGGAATAACGCCAAGAACTTCGCATCTACAGTCTCTCTTAGCAGCGAGTCGAAGCATAAAGTCATCATCATCGATGAAGCAGACAATACCACTCCCGACGTACAGCTCCTCTTGCGAGCGTCTATTGAGGAGTTCTCAGGAAACTGTAGATTCATTTTCACTTGCAACTACAAGAATAAAATCATTGAACCCCTGCATTCGAGATGTGCTGTGGTGGAGTTTGGTATTCAGAAAAAATATAAACAAGAAATTGCAATAGCATTCTTCAATAGACTTGTATCAATTTTAGAACAAGAAAGAATTGAAGCAGATAAGAAAGTCCTAGCAGAATTAATCAACAAACACTTCCCTGATTGGAGAAGAGTTCTTAATGAATGTCAAAGATATTCTGTTGGGGGTAAGATAGATACTGGTATACTTGCACATTTCAGTGACGTAAAAGTAAATGATCTCGTTAAAAACCTTAAAGAAAAGAAGTTTCAAGAGGTACGTAAATGGTGTGTCGATAACTTGGACAACGATCCTTCTGTTTTATTACGTCGTATTTACGATAATCTTTACACTGCCTTGGTTCCTTCTTCCATTCCTGCTGCTGTTCTCATACTTGCTAAGTATCAGTACCAAATCGCTTTTGTTGCGGATCAGGAAATAAATATGCTTGCATGTTTAACAGAGATTATGGTGGAGTGTGAATTTAAATGAGAACAGAAACACAACAATCTTTAGATAATTTGTTCACTGCCAGATGGAATCTTCCTAAAGCAGCAGTAAATTGTGGTATGAGTTACGATGAGTTGAAGATACTTTTTAATGAGTATTGTAAAACACATCCACCACTATATAACGAGGATGGGAGAAAGTCTGATGACTCAACTAGCAGAAAAAATTAAAAATGCGGAAGAACGCATCAAAGAACTTCAAATTTTAATCAAACACTGGAAACAACAAAAATGATTTTTCTATCAAAACCGTCAGTATACAATTTGCCTGGTACATGGGAGAAGCAACCTGATGCTATGATACCTCATCTAAACCTTACTCCAGACCAAGGATTGATTCTATTCTTTGGTTTACTTCTTTTAAGTTTAGTTGCTTATGGTATCTACCTAACCTTTGGTGCAGGTAAAAAAGATTTGAGAGATGCTATTGATGAACACGCAAAGATGCATGAACTAGGAATTGCACATGGACACGGTGGAAACAAAGAAGCATATGAGATGTCAGGTAAACTTACTAAGCATAAGCATGAAGACTAATGACTGAAGAATTTTATAATGTAGTTGCTCATTATCCCACAAGAGATTCTTATCCAACATATAACTTTTATAATGAACCTAAAGAGTGGTCTTGTAATGGAAATGTAAAGATATCTTGCAAAGATGGTAGGGTTAATGTTACAATAATGGAGAGAGACTCTATTAACATACATCAATTGGAAGTGTATTCTGATGACGGTCCTGTAGCAGCAAGACTTGTCGAGCAAACTTCCCATTCTGAAAAACCATGATTACTAAAGAAAAACAAAGAAACCAAGTGAAATCTAAATTCTATTATATCTTTTGGGGTATTGCTACATTTTCTGTAGTGTTTGGTCAACTATATGTTGGGTCTGGATATAGAATGTTTGCTCGTTCATTAAATAGAATCTTTGATACTGTTGAAGTAGAAGTTGGTAGAGATTATAATAATGAAAGATTTTACTGAAGAAGAATTAGAAAAGGAAAGATGTATTGATGATGATTGTGCAGTTGTTAGTCAATATTATACTGCAAGGAGAATGTATCCTAAGATGCCTTTCTATCTTCAAGATGAGAATGGAGAGACATTTGTATTTGGATTGGATTTAATCTATCAATACATTGGAAATATATCACACTACCCTGATTGGTAATGAAATCATTGAAAACCCCCCTTCGTTATCCTGGTGGTAAGTCTCGTGCTTGCACCAAAATGGATCAATACTTTCCTGATTTGAATAATTATGCGGAGTTCCGTGAACCTTTTTTGGGCGGTGGAAGTGTTGCAATTCATGTTAGTAAGAAGTATCCTCACTTAAAGATTACTGTTAATGATTTGTATGAACCTCTTATAAATTTTTGGGTTCAGTTGCAAACCTTTGGTGATGAGTTAACAAATAAATTAAAAGATTATAAGACTAATCATCCAGACCCTCCTAAAGAATTAAGAAAGGAAAAGGATACAAAGTTTCCTGCAAAAGAATTATTTGTCAATTCAAAGAAGGTTCTTAATGATAAAAGTTTTGATGCTATAGAAAGAGCAGCAGCATTTTATATTGTCAATAAGTGTTCATTCAGTGGACTAACAGAGAGTTCTTCTTTCTCAAAGCAAGCATCAGTATCTAATTTCTCTATGAGAGGAATTGATAAGTTGCCAGGATATTCAGAGATAATTTCTCATTGGCACATCAATCAATACTCTTATGAGTATTGTCTTAGAGAAAATATTCATGATGATCTTTTCATGTACTTAGATCCTCCTTATGATATTAAGGATAATCTTTATGGTAAAAGTGGTTCTATGCATAAAGGATTTGACCATGATAAGTTTGCTGATGATTGTGCTAATAGTACAATAGATATGTTGGTGAGTTATAATTCAGACCAACTTGTTAAAGATAGATTTACTGGTTGGACTGCTGCAGAGTTTGACTTAACATACACCATGAGGTCGGTTGGTGAATATATGAGAGAACAAAAAACTAGAAAAGAACTTCTATTACTTAACTATGGAACTGAAGGATTGGCTCAATAGTATTAATTTTACTAAAGAGAATTTAATAGAAGACCCCTCCAATATAAAGGATTATCCTCCTTATATTGTTAACCGTTGTTTGTCGGGACATCTTGATTGTGTAATGTTTACTAATGAGATGAATAAGTATTCATTCCTAGATAAAGATATGCAATATTCTTTTTATCTAAATACACTTAGGAAAAAGAAGAGATTTAGTCCCTGGCTCCGTAAGGAAAAAGT